GATGCCAGCGGCAAGTCCTCGCTTTGCGTACATACCAGCGGCCTTGTGTCGCCACGCATCTTCCCCTACACTCCCCCCGCACCCTCCCCGACATAACTAGGGTCCCATAAAGTCATGGCGCAAGTCAAGCAGAAAAGTGACCCCAAGTCGAAAACGCGCTGGACGACGGACGTCCTGAGCGAGTCGGAGCGCCCGAAGTGGGAGGCGTACGCGAGCGACTGGCGCATGTTCATCGAGGACACGTTCCACGTCGAGGCTCGAGACCGGGCCGCCAACGTCGTGCCGCTCAAGTTTCGGTCGGAGCAGACCGCGCTCTGGAACACGGTCCAGCTCATACGCTCGATCAACATCTACCGGACGGCGCTTGAGGCGCGATGCCTCAAGGACTTGCTGACCCGGGCGAAGGTTGACGCCGAGGCGCGCGACGTTCCAAGCGTGGTCATCCGCGCGATCTGCGACGCCAAGCCGGAGCACGTCTACCGCGTCGCGGACAAGATGGGGCTGACCGAAGTCTCGGACGGGCCGGTGTTTCTCAACACGGTCAAGGCCCGACGAGTCGGCTTCTCGACTCTATTCCGGGCGTTCATATGGGCGTATCACACCTTCCGCTTTCCGACAAACGGAATCACGCTCTCACTCGACGCGCCGAGTTCCGAGAACATCCTCAAGATCGACAAGACGGCGTTCGAGTATCTGCCCGAAGAATACTACTGGATCATGCCTCCGATGGAATCGGAGCGCGACACGATCCGCGTGTACGCCAACGGCTCCCAGCACGTCGCCCGTACGTCAGACGGTAAGGCGCCGCGCTCGTTCCAGATCCCGATCCTCCACGCCACGGAGGTCGCCCACTACTTCAACGGGAAGCAGTACGCCGCAGCTCTGGTCGGTGTCCCGCCGGACATCCACGTGTTCGAGGAGTCGACGGGCAACGGTCCCGGTGGCGTGTTCCACGACCACTTCACGGACGGGTTGACCGTCGATGCGTTCCTGGCCGCGCTCGATCGCGGAGAGGACTTGCCGCGAAAGACGTGGTTCCGGCACTTTTCCCCCTGGCACAAGGACCCGGCCTACGCGATCCCGTTCCGCGAGCAGTCGGACCGAGACGCTTTCAGGGAGACGATCAACCCGCTGGAGGAGTCGTACCTCGCTCGGGGCGCGACGCTGGAAAACCTGCGCTGGCGCCGCGAGATGATCAACACGGTCTGCAAGGGCGATCCAGACCTGACGCCCGAGCAGTTCTTCATGCAAGAGTACCCGTTCGACGAGCTGGAGGCGTTCCAGAAGGCGTCGTCGGAAATCTTCCCCGCCGAGGACCTGAACCGTCACGAGGCCACGGCGAAGAAGAAGATCCTGACGCACTTCCTCTACAATGACATCGTAGAGCCGATGAGCGTCACGAACATCGAAGGCGTGGGGAACCTCCACGTCCACGAGAAGCCGGACCCGAAAGACGACTACTTGATCTCCGTCGATTCGTCGAAGGCAGTCGGCAAGGACCAGACCGTCATCGACGTATGGAAGCGAAAGCCGTCCGGCAAGATCATCCAAGTCGCGCAGTTCGCGTCGAACAAGGTGGGAGACGTGCTCGTAGGTCACTTGCTCGTGACTCTCGCCGAATGGTACAACGGCGCCTTCGTAGCCCCCGAAATCAACGAGTCGAGCGCGGGCGCCATCATCTCGACGATGATGAACGTGTGCGGGTACTTCAACGTGCTCCGACGCATCCCCGACTCGACCATCGTCCAGAAGAACGCCTCGACGTTCAACTTCGGTTTCTACACGACGAAGCAGTCGAAGGAGCAAGCCATCGGTGAGCTCAAGCAGGCAGTCGCGGACGACATGATCGAGTTCTGCATCCCGCAGACAATCGACGAGATGCGGACGTTCGGTCGCGATCCCAAGGACAACGCGCTCAAGGGACTCCACTCGAAGAAGGACGACCGCGTGATGTCTGCCGCGATTGCGGTGTGGGCATCGCAGCCGATGCGCGGTGCGCCGGTCGTTCGACGCATCCGAGAGCGCGTGGAGGCGGACATCGAGAAGGCAACGTCGGATCCCGAGAGTCCGGATGTCCGTGCCGAGCGGTTCCTCGCAGCGTTCGTCGCCGAGCAAGAGCGGAAAGAGGACGCCCGCTCGGTTGACAAGGCCCGGTTCCCGGTGACAATGCGTAAGGTGCGATGAGCGACCTCGCGGTGATCTTCTTGGCCCTGACCCCGTTCGCGATCCCACTGACGTTCTACCTCACGCTGCGCGCCGGCCGCGAATGGTTCAAGGACGCGCTCGAGCACGTCGCGAAGAACGCCCGCGCGGGTGAGCCGATGGACATCGCGAAGCGGCGACTCGACATCGAAGTTCAGCGCCTCGGGGTCGAGCAGCAGGTCGCCATTGCGAAGATGGAGCGCGAGCGGCGCGAGGCCGAGCTCCGGCTCGCCGCGCAGGAGCTCCAGCTCGATCGCATCAAGCGGGAGATGTCCGAATGATCCAGTTCTCCAGTCAGATCCTCGGCGACCTCCAGGGGCTTTACCAGGCGGCGGCCCGCCGGATCCGCGTCGAGCGCGATACCGTCATCCACAACCGGCGCAAGTACGGGTCGGACCACTACTCGTCGGCGTCGTCGATGGGTGACCTGTTCGGGATGCTCGGGAAAGACGATCGCATCCAGCGGTCGATGTTCCAGAAGATCCGACCCACGATCAAGACGGAGATCGCCAACCTGTTCGAGCCGATCCCGATGGAGGCCATCCCGACGACCGATTCGGTGGTGACCAAGCTCCAGGCGGAGTCGGCCGAGGCTCTGTTCCGCTACTACTTCCGCTTCGATCCGCAGCTCATCCGCCAGCGGTACAACACGGTCCTTGGCGCCGCGATCGATCGGGCCGGCTGGCTCAAGGTGTTCTGGGACCCGCACCGTCGCGGGTTCAACAAGCCGGATCTGGGGTTCGAGTACGTCGACCTCCTGTCGGCCCCGTTCGATCCAAGCTGCAAGAGTCTCGACGAGGCGAAGTTCGTCTGTCACGTCAAGCTGATGTCGAAGATGGAAGCGGAAGCCATTTTCCAAGCTGACATCGAAGGAAAGCCGGTCGGCTGGGAGACTGCCTCGACGGCGACGCAATACACGTCGGACGCGATCTACGCATCGGACCCGCTTCGGCTTCAAGCGTCGACGACCGATCCGCGACTCCAGATGGTCCGGATTGTCGAGATGTATTTCCGCCAGAGCGTCTTGTTTCCCCAGGGCGCGGTGTTCGTGTTCACGGGCCAGAGCCTCCTCGCAGCGGAGGACAGGCTCGACGTGTTCCCGATGATTCCGTACGTCGGCATGAACAAGATCCCGGGCCGCGCCATCCCAGACGGCACGATCACCGACGTCTCGGGGCTCCAGGACGACATCAACTTCTTCACGTCGCGGATCAAGGAACAGGCCCTCATGGCCTCCGCGATCACGCTAGCGGTTCCCCGTGAGGCGTCGGTCAAGAAGGCCGACATCGACAACCTCGACGGGACGATCCTCGAATACAACGCCGGTGCCGGGAAGCCCGACTGGATGGTCGCGCCTGGGCCGCAGCAGTCGATCCTAGCCGCGCTCGACAAGGCCGAGATGCAGTTCATGGAGGCGTCGGGCTACCACGACGCGCAGCGTGGCCTTTCGACGAACAGCCAGGCGAACGCGAAGCTCCTCTCGTACCAGGAGCAACTGGCGAAGTCCGTCCTCCGCCCGGACCAGGCACTCGCGGCTTTGTCCGACATCGAAGTCGCGAAAGCCATCGTCCGCACCGTGGCCCTGAACGCGACCGAGGGGCAGATGCTCCGCCTCATGGGCGGGAACTCGAAGCCGATCATCCAGACCTTTCAGCAAGGCATGTTCGATCCAGACATCGACGTCGGGATCGACATCGGCGCTCCCCCGCCGCAGAGCCAAGAGCTTCTGGAAGCGAAGGCCATGGAGATCATGTCTTCCGGTGGGTTCGAGGACACGCCGGCCGCAGAGCGGTTCCGGACTGTTGTGCGTCGCTACACGACCAAGGGCGACACCAACCCCAAGGCCGCGCACGAGTCCCGCGCGCTCCGCGAGCAGGTCGACTTCGTGCTCACCGGGATCCCGCCCGTCGCGCTCCCGCAAGACGACGCCGAGTGTCACCTCAAGCTCCACGAGGAGTTCTCCGTCTCGGACGAGTTCCTGTCCATGGATCCGATGGCCCAGCAGGGCTTCATCGAGCACATGGCCGCTCACCAGATGGCGTACCAGCAAGCCTACGCGGCCCAGATGGGGATGGCCTCACCGGCTCCCGCGACCGCGCCGGGACCGTCGTCGGGATACGCTTCGCCCGACGGGGCTCAGGACAACGAGAAGGGCGCCGAGTCGCCGTTCTCGGGAGGCCAGAGCTCGAATCAAGCGACGATGGGGTCGGACGGCTTGACAGGCTGACCGACTTCCCCTAGCACGAAGGAGACCCCAGATGATGACCCCCGATTCCATGGAGCCGATCGCGTCCTACCAGGCGCCCACGCAGGCCGCCGCTCCCGAGACGCCCGCACCCGAGGCGACGCCCCCGCCTGCCCCGGAGGCGGCCTCCGAGCCCGAGTTCCTGACGGTCGCGCGCGAGCTCGAACAGGCTCGAGCCGAGCTGGCCCAGCTCCGCGCTCAGCAGGCGACCGAGACGCCGGCCCCGCGCCACGAGGTCATCCAGAACACCCTCGCCGAGCTGGCGAAGATTCGCGTCGGGTTCGACCACGATCCGGGTGTCCAGAAGGCGGTCTACGAGCAGTTCGGGCTAACCGAGGACATCCCGCCCCGTCTCCGCGAGATGTACGCGCGGAACGCCATCACCAGCCGGGAGCTCGAGCTCAAGCAGGAGCTCCTAACGGAGCAGATGGAGCAGCGGTACGCGGAGCTCCGCCGACAAGCCGTCGAGGAGCCACAGGTCCGCGCGCAGCAAAACGACATCATCGGGACGCTCAAGCGGTACAACGCGGCCGACGAGTTCCATCTCCGGCTCGTGGTGCCGCACTACCAGACCGCCATCGCGTCGGGGCTCACGCACGAGCAGGGCCTCCGCATGATGGAGTCCGTGCTCTTCACGATCCGTGGGAACCAAGCGGCCCAGACCACCCCGACTCCGGCCCCCGCGCCCACGCCGGCGCCGAAGGTCTCCGCTCTGGCCCAGCTCCAAGCCGCGCGCGGCGGATCCGCGCCGACCACTCAGAAGGATCCGGCCGCCGCGCTGGGGGCCTTCTTCAAGCAGTTCCGATAGGAGGCACTCGTCATGGCCGTCTTGACCGAATCCACCCTTTCCAACTCCCCGAACCTCACCGGGATCACGCGCAGCGCCGAAGGCGAGAACCTCTACCCGGTGTTCTCGCGCATGGTCGCCGAGTACCTGGCGGACGGCCAGACCGCCGTCGGGCGGCTGTTCATGTCCCCGGGCGAGGCGTTCCCGGGCGGCCAGAAGTACGTGTTCGCCGTGGGCACGCGAAACCCGCAGTCGGTCGGGTCCCGCTTCGAAGGTGGGCTCCTCCCGCTCCCGGACAGCCGCGAGGTCCGCCAGCTCGAAATCTTCCCGCGGAAGATGCAGGCCCGCCTGCGCTTCACGCCGGAGGCGAAGGACGACACCTCGGGCTCGACCGGCGCCTTCTCGCGCGCCGAGGTGGCCGCGATGGAGGGCCTCCTCAAGCAGTACGAGATCAAGAAGTACCGCACGGCCATGTACGGCCGCGCCGAGGTGCTGGGTCAGATCGCGGCGGCCCCCACGGCGGGCTCGGCCACGAGCCGCGACATCACGATCGTGGGTCGCGACCAGCGGTCGCACACCGCCGGCGCGTTCTTCGCGCGTGGTCTCCTCGACGACCGCGCCTCGCTCATCGAGGGCGAGCCGTTCTACGTTGGGCAGCAGGTCGCGTTCATCGCGGCGGCGTCGGGTGCGCTCGGCTCCCCGCTGTCGAACGCGGCGGTGTTCGTGAACGGCGCGAACGACGCGGAGTCGACCACGGCGGTCGCCATCGTGAACACCCTGAACGGCGCCAACGTCGACACGCCGACGGTGAACGTCCGCCGCGCGGACAACGGCGCGTTCGACCTCGCGACCTTCCCGGGCGGCGTGGCCGGCATGAACCAGGGCTGGATCTACGAGTACGGCTCCCGTCGCTCGTCGATCAACGTCGACGCGACCCAGGCGATCTCGGAGTTCGCGGGCCAAGAGGGCCTGGGCTCGCTCATCGGCGGCTCGACGATCTACTCGGCGGTCTACGGCGTGACCCGCACGTCGATCCCGGGCCTCGAGTCGTACGTCAACTTTGGCGCGACGAAGCAGGTGCTCACCCCCGACTTGCTTACGCTGGCGCAGCAGCGTCTCGTGTACCGCGCGGGCCAGGCGGCGCCGCTCTGCTTCCTGACGCACGCCTGCTGGGCGGCGTACAGCAAGCCGTTCGAGGGCCGCCAGCGGTTCGAGTCGGTGATCGGCCGCGCCCCGGGCACGACCGAGACCGGCAACACGCCGATCGGGTACAAGCACATCACGTCGGCCGGCGAGATCACCTTCGCGACCGACATCATGGCCATCCCCTCGGCGGCTCCGCTGGTGAACCCGGCCGGCTTTGAGTACCACACGGCCAAGCCGTTCATGGTGGCACCGGAGCGGTGGATCACGGATCGCGACTCGACCGAGGTCTACATGGGCGAGCGCGGCAACCTCCGCGCGATCAAGCCCATGGAGCACGCCTGGATCGACAACGTGCTCGAGAGCTCGTTCTCGGTTCCGATTGTCTGATCGAGCAGGAGAGGAGACGAACATGAACTCGATCCTGCTCATCGCAGCTCTGGTCGCTCAGGTTCCGGGCTACCCGACCTTTTCGCAGAACGAGAACGACCGGCTCCGGTCCTTCGACGTGCCCGAGGTTCGGACCCTGACCAACGGCACGGGTTGCACCGTCGCCACGGGCTCGGTCTCGGTCGCTTTCGGCGCGCTCGCTCCGACGGCGAACCAGAGCACGGCCGGGGCGGTCGGTGCCGTCGTCTGGACCGCAGGCGACACCGTGCTCACGATGTCGACCACCACGTCGCCGGCGCTCGCGCCGATGGCGTACGCGGGTCGCGTCAACATCGCCATCTTCGACCAGGCCGCGAACTCGACGCCTACCTGCACCGGAGGGATCGAGATCGTCGGGACGACGATGCGAAACCAACTCGTAAGCGAGCGCATCACGTCGGCGCTGACCGAAGGCGGTACGGGCGTGTTCTCGGCGAATGTCTACAAGGGGCTGACGCGAGTCCGACTGTTCGGCTGTTCAAGCTTCAACACGCTCGATGAAGCTCAGGTTCGGATGGGGCCATGGGTCGGCATCCCGACTCAGCGGCTCGAGACCGGAGACCTCGAAGCGATGGCCGCCGCCAACGGTGGTCAGCCCGCACGGCACGTTCGAGGTTCGGCGCTCACCGTGGTCAACACGCCGACGGGTCCCGCGGTCAACGTGCTCTCCGTCCCGCTCGCCAACATCACGCCGAACTATTGTGTTCCGGATGCCTCGGTGGTTGCGTTCCGCTACCGCGCGCGGTAACCTCCCTGCGTGATCTCTTTCCGCGCTCGGCCGTACCAGCCCCCGAAGGATCTCCGGCGTGCGCCTGCTTCGCACGATCCGGCCTTCGGGGCCTGGCGCGATGCACTCGCCGCTGACGCCGCGACCCACAAGCCCGACGAGGACCTGGGCGAATACATGGAGACCGACGGGCGCTTCTGCGTCACGGACTCCCAGGCCCGGCGTACGCGCAAGATGCTCGGGGAGACCTTCGCCGAGCGCCACGCCGAGGTCGCCGACACGCACATCCGAGAGGAGCACATCCCGAAGCTTCCGGCCCCCGTCGACATCGAGGCCGCGTTCCGCGAGACCTGGGGCGACGTGATCCAGGACATCGGCGAAGACAACATCCGCCTCGCGCTCCACCCGCTCCTCAAACGGTGGTGCATCTTCGTCAAGCAGGCCGAGGTCACCGATCAAGCCTTCTGGACGCGCATAGTCCTGTTCTGTGACCCCCCGAAAGACGGCAAGCTCCCGACCGACCTGGAGGAGCGCAACGGGGACGGTACGTTCGAGCGGTACGCCGGCGCGATCGGAGACTTCGTGCGGCCCACGAAAGCCGACTTCGAGTTCATGCGCAACGCGGCCGACAAGCATCGGTGGCCCAAGCGGTCCCGCGTCGCGCGTGCGTTCCAGATGCGCCAGGAGCAGGAGAAGGCGTACCTCGAACGCCAGCGTCAGTTCGGCGTCCGAGCGCGCGACCTCATCGACTACTACGGTCTCAAGGAGATCCGTCGTCGGACGGGGCAGACTCACCGCTTCGCCTTCTCGTCTCGGCTGACTCCCGAGGAGCGCGCCTCGATCCAGCCGAAGAACCAGAGCATCGAGCACGCGCGGCGACGCGAGCGCGATCAGGACCGCCGCTACGAGCAGACCATCGTCTCACCCCACAAGGCGACTGAGGGCATCATCGCGCGACTCGACGGCGACACGGAAAAGCTGGCATCGAAGATGGTTCGAGCCGATGAGTCCCAGGTAAAGGAAGTCCTGAAAGCGGTGAAGGTATGACAATCGCCCGAAGCGCCCGGGTCACGTGGGCCGAGCTGGAGCAGCACACCCGCGTCTTGCTCGAGGACCCGCTGAACACGCCGGCCGGCGACCCTCGGCCGATCCTCCAGTGGCAGACGTGGCAGGTCTACGAGTCGCTGAACGCTGCCTGTCGTGAGCTCCAGACCGAGCTGGCCATCGACCACCAGGGCGAGTTCCTGGAGGCGGTCGAGCTGACGTACGTCGAGAACGCGACGAGGACGGGGATGACACTCCCCGCGAACCTCGCGCGGGAGTCGATCGCGTTCGTCGAGGACATCAGCGACGAGAACCGGAAGCCCTTGCGAGTCCGGTACGCCACGCCGGAAGAGGTCGGGCAGTACGACTCGGATGTCGAGGCCGCCAACACCCCCGCACCTCGGCGGACAGCCCAAGCCTACACGCTCGTCAGCGAAAACGCAAGCGCCGCGATCATCATCCGGCCCCAGCCGGTCTCGGGTAACACCTTCCGGATCTGGGTCGAGCGCGCGCCGCTGGAGGCGAACGACCCGGCCGACCTGCATCCGCTGTCGATGCGCTGGCGAGACCTCATCTGCCTCATGGCCGCGTTCAACCTGCGGGGCATCATCGACGATCTTCCCGAGGGGATGATCGTCCGCATGAACGCGCTCCGTGATCAGTTCCGCCGGTCCGCCGCAACGCGCCGTGGCCCCCAGCGGGTTGTCAACCGGCGCTTCTCACGGTAAAGGACTCCACCATGGCCCAAGCTCTCAAGTTCCTGCGCGTCGTGAACAAGGGGAAGCATCCCCAGGCGTTCGACTGGAACGGCAAGACCCACGTCCTCCAGCCCCACCCGAGCCACAACGCCGGCATGTGGGCCTGTCGCTACGTCAACGTCTACGGCGAGCCCAAGACGGACCCGCGCACGATCGGCCCGGGCATGGTGCCGAGCATGTACCGGCCCTGCACGGTCGAGCTCCAGTGGGAGAAGATCAGCGACGAGCTAGGCGGACACATCGGCCTCTGGCCCGAGGACATGGTGTCGGTCATGCGCCAGACGAAGCGCGGCCCCGCGGACGGCCGGAACTCGGTCGTCGATCTTGAGTTCGATGCGGACGCGACCGACGACTTCGCGCTCGTGGCGGCCTCGCGGAAGCAGGCCCAGACCGAGGCGGACGCGAAGCTCGCGCAGACGAAGCTCGAGCTCGCCCAGGCGCGGTCGGAACTGGAGCGGATGCGTGCCGGCATCGCGGCGACGGAGACGGCCCGGATGGTCGAGGGCGCCAGGAAGCTCGCGGAGAACGCCGGCTCGATGAAGCCCCCGAAGTGACCCGATGCGCACGCCGTTCGCTCGCCAGCTCTCTGCGTTCGGCTCCGGCCCCAAGGCTCGAGACGCTTCGGCGTCCGGGCTTCGGTCGGCGGTCAACCTGTGGGCGCCGGGGGGCGAGCGGCTGCGCTCGCGGTACGGGACGCGGATCGTCGGCGCTGGTCCCGTGGACCTGCTCCCCGCCGGCCGGACGCTCGTGGTCAACGGGACGACGGCGGACGCGGACCGGGTGATCGCGGCCTCGGGGGACGACATCTACGTCGGCTCCGAGGACGTGTTCCACGGCTTCTGGGTCTCGCCGAGCGTGTCGATCACGCCGACGGAGCACTACCGTCTCCAAGTCGAATACTGGAACGGGACCGAGTGGGCGGAGCTGGACGTCCTCGACGGCACGGCGCGCTACGTGTCGAACTACCAGGTCCCGCTCTACGATGAGGGCGAGGTCCACTTCGTTGCGCCGACGGACTGGGCGACCCGGGCAGTCGCGGGCTACGCGCTCTTGGCGTTCGTCTACTGGGTTCGGTTCCGGGTCCAGCGCATCCGAGACGCGGCGCCCGTGTGGCCGTTCCTGTCGTGGTCGAACTCGGCGCCGGGCTTTCGCACGTTCGTCCGGCGGCCGGTCAACGGACTCGAAGTCCTGAACGTGAAGCGCGCTCGCCAGATCCTCGTCGGAGCAGACCGCAAGCCGCGTCCGTACATGGGGGGCATGATCCCGGCGATCTTCGACCCGCAAGCCTCGACGTCGCGGATCTTGAACCCCACGTGGCGCTTTGGCTCGGGCACAGTCCGTGATGGGAACGAGGTCCCCGAGGGGCGAGTCGCTGGTAACCCCATCACGACGACGACCATCGGAACGGCCAACACGGTCGTCGACACGTCGGATCGCTCGGACATGCCGCTCGGGGGCTACATCCAGAAGTCGCCCTGGGGCGCGATCGTGGCGTCGGGCATCGCTCCGAGCGCGGCCGGGGTGAACACGGGCTACCAGTCGGCCCGCTTCGACACGCTAGATCCGGTCCTCTCCCGCTTCAGCTCTGGGGATCTGGAAGGATTCCTGCTCGAAGTCACGACCGCCGGAGGGTTCGGATCGGTCGGTGATCGCTACGAGATTATCAAGACCACGGTCGCGGGTGGGTCGATGCAGATCCTCTTTGGGCCGACCGCTGGAGCGCCGACCACGACGACGCGCTTCTCGCTCGTGACGCCACCGTCGGTGTTCAGCTTGGGCTACGACCGGAAAGAGTACGAAGTTGGCGGGCCTCCCGCTTCGGCCAGCTCGTTCCCCGTCTCGTCGTACAGCTTCCACGCAAGTCCGAACAAGACGATCAACCGATTCGAGGTGAAGCAGCAGAGTCGATACGCGCTCCTCGCCGGCGCGCAGTATTCGGCCGCTGTCCACCCCACGGACGGGACGCTCCTGTTCTCTAACGGTGGGACGCTCTACGTCTACGATGGCGACCATCTGCGGCCGCTCCAAGTCGCTCCGCCCGACTCTCCGCTGGCGCGCGAGTTCTCCGCCAAGTACCAGCCGATCGACGTGAGCGACCAGGGGACCGACCCTTCGGTGGGGACCCAGGCGAACCAGTTTCGCGGCGCCCCTCCGCCGGCGAGCCTCGTGACCGTGTTCCAGGGCCGCATCATCGTCGCTCGGGACAACATCCTCAACTGGAGCGCGCCAACGCTGTTCTGTTCGCTCTGGCCCCTCAACAACGCCTACCGCTGCGTCGACGGCGAAGGCGGGAAGATCCAAAGCCTCGCCGTCCGGGATTCGGTCCTCTTGGTCTCCACGCGAGCGGCGACATACGAGATCCAGTTCAACGATCGCGGCGCGATCTCGGTCCGCCAGGGCAACACGGAGGGCTTCCTGTCGCACCGGGGCACGAAGCTGATGGTGTTCGAGGGTGCCACAGGCATCGTGGGGCCGACTGAGAAAGGCGTGCAAGTCTACACTTCCGGAGACCCGGCGCGCATCCTTGAGCGGTGGACGGACCTCATCCCCGAGGGCGTCGACACGCGGAGCCTGGAGCTCTCGCCCGGCGTGTTCGCGCCGGGCCTCAACACGTACATGGTGGCGGTCCGCGCGAACGGACAGGACAGCCGCAAGACGCTCGCCGTGTTCGACGCGGTAAACAAGGCGTGGTGGCGGTGGACGCTCCCGTTCGGGGTCGAGACGATGGCGGTGGACACCGCTGGGGCCGGCGTGGATCGCATCCTCTTGGGTTGCTCCGACGGGATGATCCGGGCCTTCACCCTCGACGACTACGACGACGCGACGCCCGTCGAGTGGAGTCTCAAGACGCACCCGATCTCGTTCTTCGGCTCCAAGGTCCGGGCGCTCGTGCAAAGCGTGCGAGTCGTCGCGCGGAACACGAATCCGCCGAACTGCTTTCGTCTCAAGCTCTGGATGGAGGATGACGCCCAGCTCTGGCTTGACGACACGATGACGTGGTACAACCCGGACCCGACGTTCGAGGTGAACGATGGGTTCAACTACACGCGCTTCGCGGCATCAAGTCTCCTGTCAATCGAGCAACGTATCCCGTCGGGTACGTCCGGAGCAAG